GATTCCTTCATATATCTACAAATTGTAATCATTTGTAGCTTTACAAGCGTTAAATAGTGACTATAATAGTTGTATCAGCGTGATACTCGTATGGTCTCATTTTATCTATTAGTTGCGGTGTTCGTTTTACTCGTAGCATATGCGGGTATTGACAACACGATGAGACTTGTCGCTTATGCAGATATTGAGGTACGCTGGCACTGGGTAATTTTCCGAGCATACTTTATGCGAAGGAAGTTGGAAAAGCAACTCGGGATTGAACCAACCACGTTTAAGAAGCACTATCAAACTTATGGCAAACGATAAGGAAATGTCCGACCTAAGTGTTAGTCGGGCAGAATGTCCTAAGTGTGGGGCAGTTTGGATAAATGGACAACACTACTGGTCTGGAACTGGAAAAAAAGGTAATGAATTGGACCTTGCGGGTCTAGTGTGTAATAGAATGGGGAATCACCAATGCATCAATCCCAAGAGAGGAATGGATGGTGGTGATACCTGGGCAAAGCGTTTGGAAGATTTAGACAACACTAAGATGGATAGTGATGGACCCAGTAACTAAAGACGAAGTTCAGGAGATGATTGATGACGCAATTCGCAAACACAACCGCAATGCTTCTATCATCAGTATGTGTGTCGGGTGGGTTGTCCTGGCTCTCTTCGCTGAGGGTCTTCTAAGACTTATTGGAGTGATTCCACCAATCTTCCCATGGCTAACCATCACATTGAACTGATTGGCACAATTCTATTATTTGTTTTTGGTGTGACCATGATTTATCAAGGTCACGCTATTTTTCATGGCAAGTATGGATATAGACACTGTGAGAGAGATAAATATAAATCTCAAAATGTTCGTCGCGAACTAGAACGAATATTGAAGGATAAATGAAATGAATCTCTTTCTCCGCCCACTGAATGACGTTAATGACGTAACCTGGAGTATCATCATTATGATGGTACTCCTTTTGATTGGAGTCATTTACGTTATCGCATATATACTAGGCATTGATGAAAAGGAAAATCATGGGAGCGATGACCCCCCCGAGTCGGAAGAGTTGTTACAACTTCCGAGTGATCAGCATAGATAGGGTGCTGGACGGGGATACGATTGATGTCACGATTGATCTCGGTTTTGATCTATATAAAAAAGAAAGAGTTAGAGTCGCTGGGGTTGACACCCCAGAGAAACGAACACGCGACGCTGAAGAGAAAGCATTGGGATACGATGCCACCAACTGGCTTAAGGACAAGCTTGAAGGTGCTATCTCTGGCGATGATGAGCTTGTTGTTCGTACTGAGCTTGTCGGCGGTGTTGGTAAATACGGTAGACTTCTCGGGTGGCTCTACATTGGAGACGCCGAACTCTCCCTCAACGAACAAATGATCACTGAAGGGTATGCATGGGCATACGACGGTGGTACTAAACAAAAAGACTTTGAAGAACTCAGAGAGATTCGCAGAGCACACGGTACTTTGGTTTAATTTGTAATGAAAATGATGAAACGTGAGCAAGTCCTCGTTCTAGATGACTTGTTTACTGAAGAAGAGATTGGGTGGATGGAAGATTATTTCACCCTCTTCAATGGTTGGCAACTTATCTTTGATGATCCCTCTCAGAATCTCAACAGTTATTCGTTAGGTCAAATTATTGATTACCCCAACTTTGGTGACTTTGAAGAGTTTTGTATTCGTGCTTTCCATGAGAGATCTGGAATTCCAGTTCCAGACTTTCATAGAGTGGTATATAATTGTTTCCGTTTTGGGGATTCTCCTAATCTTCATATTGATGGTGAATCAGAAGACTCCTTGAGTTTCATGGTTTATCCAAATACCAAGTGGTTGGACAAGTGGGGATCTGAAACTGTCTTCATTCGTGATGGTGAAGTTACAGATGCGATTGTTCCTAAACCTGGAAGAGTTGTAGTGTTCCCTGGTTCCATTCCTCATGGAGCAAAGGCACCCAATAGAGAACATGAAGGGGTTGCGCGATTCTCCGCAGTATTTCAATATACTCCTGGACAGGAGATGGAAGTTATCCAACATGCTGAGATATGTGGGCAACCTAACAATAGACCATTCCCGATGATTTGACATGGCGCAGAACGAAGTATACCTAGGTAATCCTAATCTTAAAAAAGCAAACATTGCTCAGGACTTTACCAAAGAGCAGATTGCTGAATTTATTCGCTGTGCGGAAGATCCAGTATACTTTATCAAAAACTATGTCCGAATTGTGTCTTTGGATAAGGGATTGATTCCTTTTGATATGTACCATTTTCAAGAGGAGATGGTACAAAAGTTTCATGACAACAGATTCAATATTGCAAAACTACCGCGACAGTCTGGTAAGTCTACTATTGTTACCAGTTATCTGTTGTGGTACGTTCTGTTCAACCCAGAAGTTAACGTTGCTATTCTAGCAAACAAAGCGGCAACCTCTAGGGAGATGTTGCAGAGATTGCAAAAGTCGTATGAACATCTCCCAAAGTGGTTACAGCAAGGCATCATTCAATGGAACCGTGGTTCTCTAGAACTAGAGAATGGTTCTAAAATCATGGCAGCATCTACGTCCAGTTCTGCTGTTCGTGGTATGTCATTCAACGTTATCTTCCTGGACGAATTTGCGTTCGTCCCAAACCACATTGCAGACGAGTTCTTCTCCTCTGTATATCCTACAATTTCATCTGGTAAATCAACCAAAGTTATTATCATTTCCACGCCTCACGGCATGAACATGTTCTACAAGTTGTGGCATGATTCGGAGCGCGGTAAAAATGAGTATGTAAATACGGAAGTTCACTGGTCAGAAATCCCAGGTAGGGATGACAAGTGGAAAGCACAGACTATTGCAAACACATCGGAACAACAATTCAAGGTTGAGTTTGAGTGTGAGTTCCTTGGATCGGTTGACACGTTGATCTCTCCGTCAAAACTAAAGGTGATGGCGTATGAAGATCCAATTAAACGCAATGCTGGATTAGATATTTTTGAACAACCCATAAAGGGACATCAATATGTTATGGCATGTGACGTTGCTCGTGGTGTGTCTAATGACTATTCAGCGTTTGTTGTGGTAGATACGACAACGTTACCATATAAGATGGTGGCAAAATATAAGAACAATACAATCAAACCACTTTTATTCCCAAACATTATTGTACAAACTGCAAGGCACTATAATGGTGCGTTTATTCTGGTGGAGGTAAATGATGTTGGTGGTCAGGTTGCAGATATTATACACTTTGATCTTGAGTATGACAACCTTCTAATGGCAGCAATGCGAGGGCGTGCTGGGCAAATTGTTGGTCAAGGTTTCTCTGGCAATAAAACTCAAATGGGTGTAAAGATGAGCACCGCTGTTAAGAAAGTGGGATGCTCAAACCTAAAGGCATTGATTGAAGAAGATAAACTACTAATACACGACTACGATATTATTGCGGAACTTACAACCTTTATTGAAAAGGGACAATCATTCCAAGCTGAAGAAGGATGTAATGATGACCTTGCTATGTGTCTAGTAATATTTGCATGGTTGGCACTGCAAGATTATTTCCGTGAAATGAATGACAATGATGTACGTCAGCGCATTTATGATGATCAACGGGAAAATATTGAACAGGACATGGCACCGTTTGGATTCATTGATGATGGTTTGAGTGATGATACGTTCAAAGATAACAGCGGAGACCTCTGGCATGTAGATGAATATGGGGATAAAGCGTACATGTGGGAGTACCGATAGCGCATCAGAGAACTTCAAATTTATAAATATTTTTAGAAAACTGACACAGTATTCTATAGGAGTGTATTCACATGGCAGCGTCACAATTATCGCCAGGTGTTGTTATTCAGGAGAGGGACTTTACCACTGTTAGCTCGGTTGCTCTGGCTAATATTGGTGCGCTCGCCGCTCCCTTTGAACGTGGACCTGTTGAGCAGGTTGTTGATATCAACAATGAGAGAAATCTCATTTCCACTTATGGCAAACCCAACGATACCAACTACGAGTTTTGGTTTACCGCCGCTCAGTTCCTGAGCTATGGTGGTACTCTTAAGACCATCCGTGCAGATGGCATCAATCTTAAAAATGCAGTTAGCAATTCTGCTGCGGTAAAAATTAAAAATTTGCAAAATTACGAAACCAGCTATGAGACTGGCGTAACTAACAACTGGACCTTTGCCGCCCAGACCCCTGGTGTATATGGCAATTCCCTTCGCGTCTTCATGACCGATGCAGGTGCAGATCAAATCCTCTCCCTTACTGCTCCCTCTTCGGGTAATGATTTTGAATTCGTTGTCGGCGAGTCGCTGACCTCGGGTAACAAATCTGGTAAGGTATTCCGTTATACCATCAAGTTGACTCTTGACTCTGGTGTAGTCGGCAACTTTGTTCCCAAAGAAGCGGCTTGGTCAACTGCTGCGTATTATCAGCAGTATCAAAGAGTCTCCAATGGTGGCAACGTTTATGTTGCACAGACTGCAGGAGTTGCTGGTGCTACCGCACCTACTCACACCTCTGGTGAAGCATCTGATGACAACGTAACTTGGTTGTTCGTTGGTGCTGAAGAAGCTGCTACCATTGAAATTGGTGGCGTTGATCAGACCGTAGAAATTATTGCATGGGATGCAACCAACCGTGTTGTAGAAATCGCAATTCCTAGTGCTGGTATCACTGGTATCATTGATGACACCATGACCCTTGAGCAGGGCACTGTTACTGGTAACATTTCTGATGACGGTGTTAAGCGTGAACTGCATGTTGCTCTGACTAAGGGTTCTGCCGCTTTCGCTGCTACCGATGCTACTACTGATGAGAACGCCGCTGCTGTTACCGTAAGCGCAGTTCGCGACGAGTATCCCGAGCGTGAGTATCTGCCTGGTAAGAAGTGGGTGAACATTGCTCCCCGCCCTGGCACCTCGCTGTATGCTTCCGACAAAGGTGGTTTTAACGACGAAGTTCACATCATCATTCTTGATGGTGACGGTCTTCTGACTGGTACTCCTAATACTCTCCTTGAGAAGTATGTTGGTCTGTCCAAGGCTACCGATGCAAAGTCTACTGTTGGTGAGAACAACTACTATCCCAATGTACTGAAGCAGTCGTCTTCTTACATCTACTTTGGTGCTCACACTAGCGAGACTTTCTCTGTTAACGCTACTCTCGCTGAGGGTGCCTGGGGTGCTGTTGCTGCAAACCGCAACTTCAACCGCATTCAGTCTAACAAGTCTATCCATGACGAGCCCTCTGGTCGTCACATGATTGGCGGTAAGCAAGGCGGTTCGCTGAAGTTTGCATTCGCTCAAGGTGCTGACGATTACGCTAACACCTCGTCTGATTTTAGCAACGCTTACAATCTGGTTTCTGACGCTGAGTCGGTTCAGGTTGACTACATTCTCTCTGGTCCTCAGGGCGTTACTAAGGATGCTGCTGTCGCTAAGGCAAACGCTATCCTTAACATCGTCAACAGCCGTAAGGATTGCATTGCGTTCTTCTCGCCCATGCGTGCTGATGTGATTGGTCAGACCAATTCCGACCTGATCACTGAAAGAGTTCTGGCGTACTTCCAAGATATCTCTTCCACTTCCTACGCTGTTCTGGATGCTGGTTACAAGTATATCTACGATAAGTACAATGATGTCTATCGTTACATTCCTTGTAATGGTGACGTTGCAGGTCTTTGCCTTGAGACTGGTGTAAATCAGGATCCCTGGTATTCTCCTGCTGGTTTCTCTCGTGGTGTTCTGAGAAACGCTATCAAACTCGCTTATTCCCCCAATAAGGATCAGCGTGACAAACTGTATGCTGAGCGTGTTAACCCCATCGTCTCCTTCCCTGGTCAGGGCGTAGTCCTGTTCGGTGATAAGACTGCTCTGGGTTATCAGTCTGCTTTTGATCGCATCAACGTTCGTCGTCTGTTCCTGACTCTGGAGAGAGTTATCGGTGAGTCTGCTAAGGCACAACTCTTTGAGCAGAACGATGAGACTTCCCGTTCGTTGTTCCGTAACTTGGTTGAACCTTACCTGCGTGACGTACAAGGTCGTCGCGGTGTAACCGACTTCCTGGTTAAGTGTGACGAGGAGAACAATCCCGCCGATGCTGTTGATCGCGGCGAATTCTACGCTGAGATCTATGTTAAGCCGACCCGTACGATTAACTACATCACGTTGACCTTCACCGCAACGAGAACTGGTGTCTCGTTCTCTGAAATTGCTTCGTAATCTAAATAATAATTAAGCACGGAGGCTAACAAAAATGGCAGTAAGAGGAACGATTGACAACTTTAAGTCATCGGTTGTATCAGATTTTGCGAGACCTAACCTATTCCAAGTAGATCTCGCTTTTCCTACTCAGGTTATCAGTAATGGGTCGGGTCTTTCCGACCTGGGTAAGTTCACGGTTCGCGCTGCGAACTTGCCTTCGGCACAGATGGGCATCATTGAGGTTCCTTTCCGTGGTCGCGTTCTTAAGATCGCTGGCGACAGAACCTTTGAACCTTGGACTGTTACTATTATGAATGATAGTAAGTTCTCTCTGAGAAATGCCTTTGAAACTTGGGTAGAGAAAATCCAGGCTGCAAACGAAAACATTACTCAGGTTACTGGTCTGGGTGATGAGCAGGATGCAACTGGTTATTTCGCAGACATGTTTGTTCACCAACTTTCTCGTGATGCGAGCAAGGGTGATAAGGCAAACATCCTGAGATCCTATAAGTTCACTGACGTATTCCCCAGCAACGTTTCCGCTATTGATCTTGATTTCGGTAGCAACGATGCTGTAGAAGAGTTCACCGTTGAACTTCAAGTACAATACTGGCAGGCAATTCCTAACGGAATCACCGCCTGATCAAAAAGGGGGGTCCTCGTGACCCCCTAAATAATATCATAATATAGGACCAGCGGTTGATGTCTCAACTATTCGGATTTTCAATTGAAAGAGCGAAGAAGGCCCCAAAGGGGCCTTCATTCGTGCAAAAAGATAACCTGGACGGATCGTATCCTGTTTCGGGTGGCGCTCATTATGGTTATACTGTAGACATTGACGGTGTTGTTCGTAACGAGTACGAACTGATTGGTCGTTACCGCGACATGATTTTGCAACCAGAGTGCGACTCTGCTGTAGATGATATTGTCAATGAAACAATTTGCGGTAACTTTGATGATGTGCCCGTAGAGATTGAACTCTCCAACCTAAAGGTTTCCGATAAAATTAAAAAACTTATCAGAGATGAGTTTGATACAGTCCTAAGACTGTTGGATTTTGAGAACCGTTCTTACGAAATCTTCCGTCGTTGGTATGTTGACGGCAGACTTTTTTACCACAAAGTTATTGACACTAAGAATCCTAAGGCAGGTCTGGTAGATATTAGATATATTGACCCCCGCAAGATTCGCAAAGTACAGGAAGTTGAGCAGAAACCCAACCGTCCTGCGTCAGATATTAACGACGCTTTATCACAGAGACAGGTTGAATACTTCCTTTACAACCCCAAAGGTTTGAAACAAACTGGAAACCAGGGTCTCAAGATTGCACCCGATTCCATTACATATGTCCACAGTGGCATCATGGATCTGAATAAGAACATGGTGTTGTCTCATTTGCATAAGGCAATCAAGGCGGTAAATCAACTCCGCATGATTGAGGATTCTCTTGTCATTTATCGTTTGTCCCGTGCTCCAGAGCGAAGAATTTTCTACATTGATGTGGGTAATCTGCCTAAGCAGAAAGCCGAACAATACCTCCGTGAGGTTATGGGTCGCTATCGCAATAAACTGGTTTATGATGCTAGCACTGGCGAGATTAGAGACGATAAAAAGTTTATGTCAATGCTTGAGGATTTTTGGCTACCTCGCCGTGAAGGTGGTAGAGGAACGGAAATTACTACTCTCCCTGGTGGTCAAAATCTGGGCGAACTGGAGGATGTCAAATACTTCCAGAAAAAACTCTACAAATCTCTCAACGTCCCCACCTCCAGACTAGAAACCGAGACCACCTTTAACATCGGCCGCGCAGCAGAGATTACTCGCGACGAAGTTAAATTCCAAAAATTCATCGCACGTCTTCGTAAGAGATTCAGTGAACTCTTCATAGATCTTATTAAGACGCAGTTGATCCTGAAGGGTATCATCTCCATTGAAGAATGGGATGAATACAAGGAACATATTCAGATCAACTACATTGCAGATAACTATTTCAATGAACTCAAAGAGACTGAGATCCGCAATGAGCGTATGAACCTTGTCAATACTATGGACCCATTCGTGGGTAAATACTTTAGTATTGATTACATCCGCCGTCAAGTTCTTAAGCAATCTGATACTGAGATTGCCGAAATTGATGAACAAATTGAAGCGGAAATGGCAGACGGTAAGATTGTAGATCCTGCCGAAGAAGATATGATGGCTGCTGAAGGTGGTGGCGAAATGCCCCCCGCTGAAGGTGGCGCTCCCGCGCAGCAACCCCTTTTCTCAGATGAAGAGTTAAGTGCGGAAGATGCTAAGCGTGGAGAAATCTAAATAGTACATATCATTGAAATTTTATCATGCCTTCAGAACTTGCAACTGACATTGTAAATAAGATTTTTGCTGATGATAAATCTGGTGCAATTGATGCTGTCGCAGACGCACTCAATGCCACCTCTTACGATTTAGTTCAACAGAAAAAAATTGAATTTGCACAACAGTGGGGATTTGATCCCGATGCTACTGCTCAGGCAGTGGCTGACGAATTGACTGACGAACTTCCAGACAATACGGATATTCCTGAAGTGGAATCTCCTGAGGCAAGTTCTGAAGAACCCGAACCAGAAGTAACACCCGAAGAGGAACCCGAAAATGAAACTGATCAGTGAGGAAATCCTTAACGTAGAATTCCTAACCGAAGATACCGAAGGCAAAAAATCTCACTTCATTGAGGGGATTTTCCTTCAAGGCGGGATTAAGAACCGTAATGGTAGATTCTACCCTGTAGAAACTCTTGCCCGCGAAGTTGCTAAATATGATGAGAACTTCATTACGAAGGGTCGCGCTCTTGGCGAACTCGGTCATCCCGATGGACCTTCCATCAATCTTGATCGCGTTTCACATAAGATCGTAAACCTGACGCAGGAAGGAAACAACTTTGTTGGTAGAGCGAAACTGCTAGACACCCCTATGGGTAACATTGCAAAATCGCTTTTAGATGAAGGTGTGAAACTTGGCGTCTCTTCTCGCGGTATGGGTTCCATCCGCAAAGAAGAAGGCATGGCGATTGTAGAGGATGACTTTATGCTCGCTACTGCTGCCGACATTGTAGCAGATCCTTCTGCTCCTGATGCATTTGTTGACGGAATCATGGAAGGTAAAGAGTGGGTATGGGACAATGGAATTCTGAAGGAAGCACAAATTGCTGAACTTAAGAAAGAGATTGATACCGCATCCATTATCAACCTGCAAGAGCGGAAAATTTCCGCGTTCAAATCCTTTTTACAAAGTTTGTAAAGTATAAATAATCATAGAAAAGCAAATGCTGACTACAGGAGATTCTAAAATGTCCGATAACCGCGACGCAGAATTTGAGGCACAGATGTCAGACGTGGCAGAAGAAGCTGCAACTGGTGTCGCTGCTATCAAAAAAGGCGCTAAGCCTGGTGAGTCCATTGACACCTCGGGTGCCAAGGATACCGTCATCGGTGGAACCGATAACAAAACTGAGGAAGGCGCAAAAGGCACCACCAATCTTGGTGCTAAAGCCGCTGCCCCAGTTTCCCATGAAGGCGATAAGTCAATCAAGACTAAGCCCTCTGATGCATCCGCTAGAATGGAGGAAGTAGAAGATGGCGAAGAGCAGGAAGTTGTTGCCGAATACGACTTTACTGAAGATGTTGACGCTCTTGTCGCTGGTGAAGAACTCTCAGAAGAGTTCAGAGAGCGTGCAGCAACAATCTTTGAAGCAGCAGTAACCGCTAAGGTTAATGCTGAGGTTGCCGCTGTACAGGAAGCATTTGAATCTGCTCTCACCGAACAGGTAGAGGAGATCAAAACAGAATTGGCCAACAAAGTTGACGACTATCTGTCATACGCCGCTAAGCAGTGGATGGAGGAGAATACCCTCGCTGTTGAGCATGGCGTAAAGAACGAGATTGCAGAGTCGTTCATGTCTGGCCTCAAGAGCCTTTTCGTAGAGCACCATGTTGGTGTTCCCGAAGAGAAGTTCAACCTGCTGGATGGCATGGTTGAGCAGATTGATGAGATGGAAGGAAAACTCAACGAGCAAATTGAAACCAATGTTGTTTTGAATAAGCAACTTGGTGCCTATATGAAAATGGAGATCGTGAACGAGTGCGGTCTTGGTTTGACTGAGACCCAAAAGGAGAAGCTTGCTTCTCTTGCCGAGGGTGTTGAGTTTGAGAGTGAAGAAGGTTTTCGTCAGAAAATCACTACTATCAAAGAGTCTTATTTCACCCGTAAGGAGTCTGCACCCAGTGTAGATCCTACCGAGGATGTAGAGCCTCTGGTAGAAGAGACCCAGTACAACGGTGCTATGGGCGCGTATGTTGATGCCCTGTCCCGCTGGTCTAAATAATTTGTCATTATTTGTAAATACTAACCACTTAACTAACTTTTAGGAGAACAATGGCTGATCTTAAACAACTCCAAGAGAAGTGGGCACCCGTTCTGAATCACGAAGCTCTCCCTGAGATTACTGATTCTCATAAGAAAGCGGTTGTCGCTCAACTTCTGGAAAACCAAGAATTTGCTGCCCGTGAAGAGGCACAAATGCTGACCGAGGCACCTACCATGGCCGCTGGCACTGGTGGTTTCGGTGGCGGCGCTACCGCTACTGGTCCTGTCGCAGGTTTTGACCCCGTTCTGATCTCCCTGATCAGACGCTCCATGCCCCAGCTGATCGCTTATGACATCGCTGGTGTACAACCGATGACTGGTCCTACTGGACTGATCTTCGCAATGCGCTCCAACTACGGCACTGGCACCAACCCCGCTGGCGCTGGTTACGACGAAGCATTCTTCAACGAGCCTAACGCTGGTTTCTCTGGTGGCGACACGTCTACCACCTACGATCCTGGCGCTTCCAGCAGCACCGACAACGATGCTGAAGGTAACAACCCTGGTCTCCTCAATGACAGCCCTGCTGGCACCTATGAGCTGACTGGCGATGCTACTGGCATGAATACCGCTGCCGCTGAGAGCCTTGGCGAATCGGGTACTGATTTCCGCGAGATGGGCTTCAGCATTGAAAAGGTCACCGTGACTGCCAAGTCCCGTGCCCTGAAAGCTGAGTACAGCCTTGAGCTTGCCCAAGACCTGAAGGCAATTCATGGTCTGGATGCCGAGCAGGAACTCAGCAACATCCTCAGCACTGAGATCCTTGCTGAAATCAACCGTGAGGTTGTTCGTACCGTCTACACCAACGCTGTCGCTGGTGCTCAGAACAATACCGCTAGCGCTGGTATCTTTGACCTTGACGTTGATTCCAACGGTCGTTGGAGCGTTGAGAAGTTCAAGGGTCTTCTGTTCCAGATTGAGCGTGATGCTAACGCTATCGGTCATCAGACTCGTCGCGGGAAGGGCAACATCCTGATCTGCTCTGCAGACGTTGCTTCCGCCCTCGCCATGGCTGGTGTTCTGGATTACGCCCCTGCCCTGAACGGCAACAACGGTCTGATCCCCGATGACACCTCCAGCACCCTGGTCGGTACTCTGAACGGTCGTATCAAGGTCTACGTTGATCCTTATTCTGCCAACGTTGCTGATAAGCACTTCTACGTTGCTGGTTACAAGGGTAGCAGCGCCTATGATGCTGGTCTGTTCTATTGCCCCTACGTTCCTCTGCAGCAGGTTCGTGCTATCAACCCCGACACCTTCCAGCCGAAGATTGGCTTCAAGACCCGCTACGGCATGGTCTCCAACCCCTTCGCTCAAGGTCTTACTCAGGGTTCTGGCGCTCTGACCGCCAACAGCAACCGCTACTATCGTCGCGTTCAGGTTGCCAACCTGATGTGATCCCTGCCCAAACGGGCATATATAGAGAGGACCTTCGGGTCCTCTTTTTTTATGGATTAGTATGAACTTTTTAGGATTGCGTCTTTGTGACCACGACAGTAATATCACACTAACCGTAGACGGGAAGGTATATTACTATAAGAGTGAAAGAGACTCCCAGATTAAACACTGGGGATATAAAAATTTAACTGGATGGTTGAAACCTTTTGCTAAATGGGGAGTGCCTCTATCCAAGATTGATGCTATCGGAATTGTAGTGGATTGTTTCCGATACAAGTCAATCAACTACGACGAAAATAATATTTTTGAAAAAATTGATATCCCGTTGTTCCGAGACATGGGATACAAGGGTCCAATTTATCGTATTGATCACCACTATGCACACGCAGAAAGTGCGTGGATGTTGACCGATAAGTCTGATATTGATTTTGTGTTTGATGGATTTGGTGACAACAAACTATCACACTCCAGACTAAAAAATGGACAAAGAGAGTTTGCAGTAACTTATAACACCCACCCGAGTTTTGGTTCTACCATGGGTGATGTGGGCGCAATCTTAAACTTGCAGGGTATCTCCAATGACATGGCAGGTAAGGTCATGGCATTGAAAGCAATGGGCAGATATAGTCAGGAAGATATGGACCGCATGAAGCGGGCACAAAAGACTGACGAACTAACTATCGCAGACATTCGTGAGTTCTGGGACCTATGGAAACTGGGGCAGATTGTAAAAAACAAACCTCAGCAGTTTGCATGTGATCACATCCAGTTTGCACATGAAGTTAGTGAGGATATCTACGAGGCATACTTTCTAGAGAATACAAAGGAAGATGATGTATTTACATACTCTGGTGGTATTGCTTTGAATACTATTATCAATAGCAGAATCAAACTTAAGAGACCAGGACTGGTTGTTCCTCCTCATTGCAACGATGAGGGGTTGTCACTTGGTATTGTAGAAGTTCTCAGAAAACATTATAAAGAACCCAAACTCAGTAGAGATGGATTCCCATTCTGGCAGAGTGATGAAGCACCTGAGCGCAGACCTTCAAGTCTTACAATTAAAAAAACTGCCGAGATGTTGGCAGAAGGTAAGATTGTTGGTTGGTATCAAGGTCATGGCGAGGTAGGACCCAGAGCACTTGGTAACAGAAGTATTCTAATGGATCCTAGTGTCAAAGGTGGTAAAGATATTATCAATGAGAAGGTGAAGCATCGCGAGATGTTCCGTCCCTTTGGCGCATCAATTCTCTCAGATGAACTACCAAATTATTTTGATTGGGAATATGACTCACCTTACATGCTTTATGTAATGGATGTCAAGGACAAGTTTTCCTTCGGATCTATCACACACTTTGATGGCACATGCAGACCACAGTCTGTGGAACCAGAGCATGAAGACTACTATCAACTGATTAGCGAGTTTGAGGGTCTCACAGGCATCCCAATGGTCCTCAACACTTCTTTGAATAATGGTGGTGCTCCGATTGCGGGATCGCCTATAGAGGCGCTGCAACTAATGCATGAGACCGAACTGGATGCAGTAGTGGTTGGTGACGACATTTACACTAAATAGTTAAAAAGCGGAGAGACATGGCTGCTACATGGTATGAAAAGGAGTTAAAGAATAAAAACTTCCTTGCACCAATTGGTTTCAAATTGACCTTGGAAAAAGCACCCAAGGCAGCATTCCTCTGCCAGACCGCTAACATCCCAACAATCCAAGTTGGTGAAGTGGATATTCCAACCAGGGGACTTGTCCCATATCCCATTGATGGAAATATCAAGTATGGAGATTTTACAGTTGAGTTTCTAGTTGATGAAAATTTAGAAAATTATCTAGAGATTCACAATTGGATGCGTGCTTTGGGGACACCGAACGACTTGGATGAAAGAGCAAGATGGATTGAAGCGAAACGTCCCGCTAATGTCCAGAAGACTTATGCATATAAAAGTCTAGTCAGTGACATCACTTTGATCGCTTTGAACAATAATTTCCAAGGTGCATTTGAGTGTTTATTTAAGGATGCTTTTCCAACTTCTTTATCCACGCTTGCATTTGATGTCACTCAAACTGACACAAACTTTTTTACCGCAGAGGTAACTTTCAGATATACGCTTTACGAAATCCGTTCCGTTAACAGAGGCACACGCAGAGAGTCATGATGAAATTTGAGCATCAGTGGGGTGGTGAGGATACATGGTATACCAAATCTAAACGCTGGGCAAACAATCAAAAATATCCCTGGAACCAAATTTACTTAGGTATAATTGACTGGTTGCACAAACATTGGGTTAATGGTAAAATTGAAATGGAAATGGACTCTGTAGATCAGCAGTCCAAATCAATCGTACAGCAGTGGGAGGAGCAAACGAATGTCGCCAGAACTACCACAGTGGAGGAAAGACCTTCTAGCGTGCCCGACCTTCCAACTCTCATCATTAGAAATGAGGTTGTTGAGCGAGGGACCGAAGAGTCTAGCGCAGGCATGGCATCTCCAAGCACTACGATACAGATACCTGACCCATGGGATCACTCAGGGGACTGGAACGACGCGCTAATAGGATTTCATAATGAATCTAGAAGAACTTCAAAAAATGTGGGAGAAGGACAGTCAAATTGACACTGACCTTTATTGCGAAGAGTCGGTTAAAACTTCAAACCTCCACGCAAAATACCACTCTCTTCTCAACACCTTTGCTATGATGAAGATTGAAAGAGAGTCTGAACTGAATACATTATTGCGAGACAAGTGGATTTACTACAAAGGTAAAGCACCAACAAAAGTGTATGCCGAAATGCCATTTGATCTCAAACTTACAACTAGAGATGAGATTGAGACCTTTGTCAATGCTGACAAGGATATTCAAAAGTGCCGTTCTAAACTGTCCTACATAGAGGTGTGTCTGAATTATTTGGATTCAGTTATACGCATGATTAACGGTCGCGGTTATCAAATTAAGAACGCGATTGAGTGGGAAAAGTTTAAGGCGGGATTTTAATGTTATTTTATGGTGAACCTTATCGTACGGTAGTTTTTAATGAATCTGCAATGAAGCAGGTTTATAGATCAATATCTAAAACCGATCTTAAATGGCAGGACGCACAATTAAATAACTCAGATAATCCAATAAGAAAAAGCGAAATAGCATGGTTGAATGACAGAAGTCTTTTGACCATGCTTTTTTCTATGTGTCAACAGGTGAATAAAGATGCGGGATGGAATCTTGCAATCAATCATATTGAACCTGTGCAGTTTGGAATATATCCTGAAGGTGGACACTATAGTTGGCACGCAGATCAGCATGACAATAGGAGAGATAGGGTTCGTAAAATTAGTATGTCACTCTTCCTCAATGAGGACTATGAAGGAGGGGAGTTTGATTTGGACCTATATAAACCAGAGTATAACAACCGCAGTAAAGCATTTAAGTTGAAGGAAGGAACAGCATTATTTTTCCTTTCCGATACATGGCACAGAGTTCGTCCCGTACGATCTGGAGTCAGAAAATCCCTTGTAGCATGGTTTAGTGGACCACCTTATGTCTGATTTGATTATCCGTAAGAAGAATGAAGTCTATCTGAAAGTTCAGGCAGAACCTCATATCAACTATGAACTGGCAGATTATTTCACGTTTGATGTGCCTCAGGCAAAGTTCATGCAACGGAACGCCAGGTACAAAAAGTGGGATGGAAAGATTAGATTGTATTCTCCTGGAACTGGAGAGCTCTATGTTGGACTAGTTGACTACCTAACAGACTGGTGCATTGAGAGGGGGTATAGTTTTGAATATGAGCAGTGCAAATTCTTTGGTCACCCAAAAGAAGAGGATGAACTAATTACGCCAGAAGGTGTATACGGTTTTGTAAAATCCCTAGGGTTACCTTTCAAGGCAAGGGACTATCAACTCCTTGGAATCTATGAAGCACTGCGCCACAACCGCAGACTCTTACTGTCTCCGACTGCGAGCGGTAAGTCTTTGATGATTTACGCGATCATGAGGTTCCACCTCAATGCCAATAGAAACGTTCTCATCGTTGTACCCACCACTTCTCTGGTGGAGCAAATGTACAAAGACTTTGAGGAATATGGATGGATGGCGTCCGAATATTGCCACAAGATATACGCGGGGCATGAAAAATATACGGACCATAGCGTAGTAATTACCACTTGGCAATCTGTGTACAAGGAACCGCGTAAGTGGTTTGACAGGTTTGATGTCGTCATCGGTGACGAGGCGCACCTGTTCAAAGCTAAATCTCTTACTTCTCTGATGTCTAAGTTGCATGAGTGTAAGTATAGAATTGGATTTACAGGTACGCTTGATGGAACCGAGACTAATCAACTAGTTTTGGAAGGAGTGTTTGGTAGATGCACTCAGGTTACTAGAACTAAAGAGTTGATGAAGAGAGGTCAGGTTGCAGATCTGAAGGTCAAGGTACTTGTATTAAAGCACGAGTACCAGAGTTTTGCATCCTATCAGGATGAAATGGAGTACCTTGTTGGCAATGAATCTCGCAATAAATTTATCCGCAATCTCGTAAAGGATTTGACAGGTAACACTCTTGTGCTATTCAACTATGTAGAGAAGCACGGGGAACCTTTATACGACCTGCTAAATAGTAGTATCAACCGTCCTGTGCATTTTGTGCATGGAGGTGTTGACGTAGATGATAGAGAAGAGATTCGTTCTCTAACAGAACAATCTGATAACACCATCATCGTTGCCTCTTATGGCACCTTCTCTACAGGCATCAACATCAAAAAATTACATAACGTGGTGTTTGCTTCACCTTCTAAGTCCAGAGTGAGGAACCTTCAATCTATTGGTCGTGTTCTGAGGAAAGGGGCAAACAAAAATCAAGCAGTGTTGTATGACATTGCAGATGACATTTCTAGAAACAATTTCCGAAACTATACTTTGAATCACTTGTTTGAGAGAGTCAAAGTATACAATGAGGAAAAATTTGATTATGAGATCATAGACGTAAAACTAAGGTAACTTATGCTGAATTACGTTAGACACGATGAAGAGTTTCACTGTTCTATCAAACTGATGAATGGTGATGAAATCGTTGGGCGAGTAATTGTTTCTCAAGATGAGGAAACAAACAAGGACATTATCTATATTGAAGAACCACTTCTAGTACAGACTTTCACTAAAGAGATTGAAGGTGATAGAGCTGTAAAGGGTATGGGTTTTACCAAATGGCAAAACTTCTCTGATGAAGAGTTTTTCATTATTAGTGAGGATGCAGTTCTTACTATTGCATCTCTCTCAAAGGAGATGATCTTTGTATATGAATCTTATCTTGCAACTCAAAAAGCAGGAGGCAATCCTGGTGATGAAGACACTAAACAAAAAGTTGCTGATCAATTCAAGGTTGACATGGGCGAGGTAGAAGGATCCCTCGGCAAGATTGCAGAAGCTCGTAAAAGACTTGAAGATCTCTTCAAAGATAGCTAATAAGAGTCTTTCACAACTGACATTGTTATTCTACAGAGAAAACAGAGTTCTGTCAAGCTTGACAACTCTATAAAGATCTGTTATCATTTGAATACATGATAAAGGCACAATGTATACAAAACCGATGCCCGCCAGGAAGAAAGAACATTATCTAAACAATAAAGAATTCCTTGCTGAACTGGAAAAGTACAGGGCAAGAGTAAAGCGTGCTGAAATAAATGGTCAACCAAAACCCAGAGTCAACAATTATATTGGCAGTTGTTTCTTAAAAATTGCAACACACCTGTCATATCGTCCTAACTTCATCAACTATATGTACAAGGACGATATGATTTGTGATGGAGTTGAAAACTGCATTCAGTATATTGACAATTTTGATCCTGCTAAATCTAGCAATCCTTTTGCATATTTTACACAGATTGTTTATTTTGCCTTTCTGAGAAGAATCGCAAAGGAGAAACGTCAGATGGAAATCCGCGATAAGATTATTGAAAAGTCTGGTGCTAGTGAGGTGTTTGCGGTTGACGGTGATTCAAACTCTGAGTATAATCAAATCAAATCTCGCATTGAGATAAACTCCAGAGGATATTGATTTGAAGATTTTACTGATTACCGATCAGCACTTCGGTGTACGCAATGACAATCAAGCGTACATCAACATGTATAAAAAGTTTTATGGAGAAATTGTAATCCCGTTCATTAAGAACTACGGGATCAAAGATGTGATCTGCTTAGGCGATACTTTTGACAAACGCAAGAGTATCAACTTTATGTCACTTGATGAAGCGAAAGAGATGTGGTTCTCACCGCTCAATAGTATGGGTGTCACGATGCACATGCTAGTAGGGAATCATGATATCTACTATAAGAACACTCTTCGCATCAATGCTCCAAGAGAACTATTGGGAGAATACAACAACATCCGAGTCTACGATACCGTTACTAGCGTTGACTTTGATGGTTGTAATATACTTCTTCTTCCTTGGATTTGTGATGGAAACCGAGATGGAACTTACAGTGAAATCTCAAACAGTTCTGCTGATGTCTGCATGGGCCATCTTGAGCTTGACGGGTTTGAAGCTCATCCTGGTGCGGTGATGACTGGTGGCATGGACCCAAACATCTTTGGTAAGTTTAAGAAGGTGTTCTCAGGTCATTTCCATCAGAAGTCTAAGAAGGGAAATATTCAATATCTGGGTAACCCATACCAGTTGTATTGGAACGACTATGCACAGAAGCGTGGTTTCCATATCTTTGATACCGATACGTTGAAGACTACCTTCTATCGTAATCCCTTTGACATGTTCTACAAACTCTATTACCGAGATGGTTTGGAGTTTGATCCTGAACAGATCAAGGGCACCTACGTCAAACTTATTGTTGAAGAGAAGGGTGAACAAATCAAGTTTGATCATACCCTCAGAGCGTTGCAAGATGCTGAACCTGCAGATCTAAAGATTGTTGAAGATCTTGGTGTTGACTTGGAATCTGGAGTTGAGATACTGGAAACCGAAGATACTCTCACCATGCTAGAGAACTACATAGATGATATAGACGTTATGGCTGACAAAAACAGCATCAAAGCGATCATGAAGTCTTTGTATGTAGAAGCATGTTCATATTAGTAGACGAGAAAACAGACGGAGTATATGCAGTTCGTACTAAAGACTCCAAAAAAGTTGTGCAGATATTTCAAGAGTTGGAAGACGCTGAGAGATATCTAGGTCTGTTGGAAGCAAGAGAAGATCCTGAGGACGAAGAACTAAAAATCCATGAGATTGATTTGGATATTGTTGTTGCAAATTGCGTGCAATATGGATACTCTTATGGTATAATTAAACCCGATGAACTAGTTATCCCCCCTGTATGATTACCTTTCAAAAGATTCGGTGGAAGAACTTCCTTAGTACAGGGGATCAGTTCACCGAAATTGTTCTGAATGATTGCAGTTCTACTCTGGTCATCGGAACCAACGGCGCAGGGAAGTCTACTATGTTGGACGCCCTGTGCTTTGTTTTGTTCAACAAACCGTTCCGTAAGATCAACAAACCCCAATTGGTTAACAGTGTCAATGAGAAAGGCACTGTTGTTGAAGTAGAGTTTGAAACAAACGGCAAGACTTATTTGGTGCGGCGCACCATTAAACCTGGCAAATTTGAGATTTACGAAAATGACAAACTGGTTGACCAAGATGCTGCAGCGAAAGACTACCAAAAGTATCTGGAGCAGTCAGTCCTCAAACTCAATTTCAAGTCATTTACTCAAGTCGTTATACTTGGATCATCAACTTTTGTCCCCTTCATGCAGCTCCCTGCCGCTCACCGACGAGAAGTTATTGAAGATCTACTTGACATCCAGATCTTTTCAGTAATGAACACTTTGCTCAAAGATCGTGTCAAGGATGCGACTGAGCGTGGACGTGACTGTGATCACATGTTGACCTTGGCAGAGACTAAGGTTGAAACTCAAGAGAAGCACATTGCCAAACTGGCAGAGATCAATGATGAGCGTGTGCGTGAGAAAGAAGATGAGATTGTAAATAATGAGAACCGAGCACTGAGTCTGGAGACAGAGAAGTCTGAACTGTTTGAGTTGATCTCTGTTAAGCAGAAGGAAGTAGAGGGATATGATTCTGTTCAGAAGGATCTGGACAAATTGAAGAATCTTCGCTCAAAAATTCAGTCAAAGCATAATACTGTTTCACGAGAACTGAAGTTCTTCACTGAAAATAATACCTGTCCTACCTGTAGTCAGGATATTGAGGATGATCTGAAGAACCACAAGTGTTCTTCTCTTACTGAGGAGAGTGCAAAGTATACTGATGGTCTTGGTAAACTAGAGACTCAGATTGATTTGGTTGTGAAGAACCTGAGTGAAATCAATCAGGTCAATCGTCAGTTGATGGATCTCCAAACCTCTGTATCGCAGAAGGATCGTGACATTATCAATCTTGGTAAATTAAATCTAAAACTTCAACAACAAATACAAAATCTAAAAGAATTTCAACCTAACGTACAAGAGGAAAATGAAATTCTAGATTCTCTTAAGAATGAATTACAACAAACTGAGAAGAATTGTTCTGAAATCAACAAACAACTGACGGAATATCAAACTGTATCCTATTTGTTAAAAGATTCTGGTATAAAATCTACGGTGATCAACAAATATGTTCCAGTTTTCAACCAATTGATCAATAAATATTTACAAAGTATGGAGTTCTATGTGAACTTCACCCTTGACAATGAGTTCAATGAAGTCATTAAGTCTCGTTTTAGAGATGACTTCTCTTACTCATCTTTCTCTGAAGGTGAGAAACAGAAGATTGATCTTGCACTCTTGTTTACCTGGCGTGAAGTTGCTCGCATGAAGAACTCTGCCTCTACGAATCTGTTGATTCTGGATGAGGTATTTGATAGTTCTCTTGATGATTCTTCCACCCAGGAACTACTAAAAATCCTTAGAGGTTTGGAAAAGGTCAATCTGTTTGTGATATCACATAAAGGAGAGATCCTTGTTGACAAATTCATGAGAACTATTAAGTTTGAAAAGGTCAACGATTTCTCTAAACTTTCCTATGATCCATAACGTAGTACACTGGGTCAGTCAGCATCCAATAGTTATTTGTGTCATGGCAACATCCATGTTCGCACCGATTGCGTTCTACTGCCATGACTCATTGAAGAACCCGCACAGATATAGACACAAATAAAAGTGGCATACCCCCTTGCGTCTAGGTCCCCTGCATGGTATGATAGGTACAACCGCAGGCAACCGATGGCAGTCAACACAGAGGTCAAGGGTCAACTCGCCAAACTTCTGGCAACCGAAAACCTCAATGTTGAACACCGTAAAATCACCACCGCATACTTTGATGTAGATCGTCGCATCCTAGCACTCCCCATCTGGGTGGATGTCAGCAACGACGTGTACGACCTTCTGGTTGGTCATGAGGTGGGTCATGCTCTGTATACCCCTAACGAAGACTTTGGCGACGCTCCAAAGGATTTTGTGAACGTTCTGGAAGACGCTCGTATTGAGCGTAAGATGAAAGTCACTTATCCTGGTTTGAAGCGTTCCTTCTATCGTGGGTATACCGAACTGATGGACCGCGACTTTTTCGGTATCAATGCCCGCAGTCTGGATACTCTTGCGCTGATTGATCGTATCAATTTGCACTTCAAGATTGGTTCCTTTGTTGAGATTCCTTTCTCGGATGAAGAGAAACCCTGGATTGAGCGTGTTGCTAAAACGGTTACGTTCCGAGATGTAGTTAATCTTGCTTCCGAACTCTATGAGTTTGCAAAGAGTAAGATGGTTGAAGAACCTACTGATCTTCCAGATATCAAACCCTCCAACACTCAGTCTGGTCCTGGTGCAGAGCAACAACCCACCAGTTCCGATCCATCAGAATTTGATAATTCTGATGAAGACACTGAAGATCGTGATGATGACGCTAGTAACGATCCTGCTCAACTGGATGTCCCAAGTTATGAGCGTGGTGATATTGGTGGGGATACTGATGAACTGGAAAGCATCACTGATGCTGCATCTCAACGTTCACAGTTAGATTTGGTGGATGACAACGCTAAGGAGTGGATCTATCTTGATCTTCCTCAAGTGAATATCAAGGAAATCATCACTCCTTACAAACAAGTTGTATCTGATTTGAAGTCCCACTTCAACCGTAAATGGGAAAGTGAGATTGATATGCAGCATCAAACAAAACAAGTTGCATTTCAGTTCAAAAAGTTTAACGAGTTCAAACATTCGTCACTCAAAACTGTTAACTACATGGTTAAGCAGTTTGAGATGAAGAAGTCTGCAGATGTCTATGCTCGTGCAGGTGTCTCTCGTACTGGCGTTGTCAACACCAATTCTCTGTACAAATACAAACTGACTGACGACATCTTTAAGAAAGTTGTCACGGTCCCTGAAGGTAAGAATCATGGACTGGTCATGTATCTTGACTGGTCTGGTTCTATGTCTTCCTCTACCCCGACAGGAACTCTTCTGACTGATACTCTGAAGCAGACTTACAACCTTATTTGGTTCTGTAAGAAAGTCAACATTCCCTTCCGTGTGTATGCCTTCAACAGTGGTTATCACAAATTGCCACTCAATGAGCAGAAGATGTTCAACCTGAAGAGCAATGTTCTGGGTTTGAATGAGACATTTGAACTGTATGAGTTCTTCTCCTCTAAGATGACTACTTCAGAACTTGATAATCAGATGAAATATCTGTGGACTCACGTCTGGAGCATGAATGGTTATCACCTGAATCCCCACCCAAGATATAGTCTGGGTGGGACTCCTCTCGGTGAAGCAGTTATGTGCTCAACTGAAATCATTAAATCTTTCCGTAAGATTGAAGGAGTTCAGAAAGTTAATGTTATTATCTTGAGTGATGGGGAATCCAATCCCCTCTCCTATGTGAGAGAGTGTTCTTATGAAAACTATCGTTATCGCGAGAACACCAACTCTTTTCAGGAAGAAGGTCCTTGGTATCGTATGGATTATCTTTGCCATCAATACCACAAGATCTTTATTCTGCGAGATCCTGTAACCCGACATACTGCTCGCCTGAACCCCGATGCATCTTATACCACTAAAGAGATTGTATCGTTCTTCAATAATATTACTGATTGCAACTGGATTGGTATTCGCATCGGGAACAAACACGATCTCACTACGATCCTGCATCAAATCTCTTGGCATCATATGGATGCTTATGAGAAGCAGTGGTCCAAGGAAAAGTTCTGTGCTATCACTGAGTACGGATATGACGAACTGTACGTCTTTCCTGCTAACAACATTGGTGGTGGAGAACAAGACTTGGAGATCAAACAGAAAGGTGAATCTGCTACTGCAGGTGAACTGACTCGTGCATTTAAGAAGCACATGAATTCTAAGATGACCAACAAGTCTATTTTGAACAAGTTTGTGGAGCAAATTGCATGAGTGCTACAAGGTGGGATTTTGAATACTATTACAAGGGAGATTCTAAACGTCTTAAAGGTCACGTTTATGCTGCCACTCAAGTGGGAGCTTGCTCTAACTTTAAGAAGGCTTTCCCTGGTGCATTTATGGTTGGATTTCCCACTCCAACTTCTTCGGGTAGTGACAGTCAGGAAAACATCGCTACGGACTCACTAAATAGTTAACACCCTCTCTTTTATCATGGCTTACAAACCCTATTCCGCAGAGTGGCATAGATACCGATACCTCAAAGAAGCCATTGACAAGTACCTTGAAGACGGTGTTGATCCGACGTTCATCATGGATGATCTTCGCGATATTCTTCATTTACGTTCGGAAGCAGCATATGCTGAGTTCCAAAGGATCAATCAATTAGAGCACTATCTGACAGACGAGTAACATGCTTTCCACACAATACAGACTACGACTAGAGAGTATTTGTAAGAAGATAGCAAACAAGGAGGAAGTTCCACTAAGTGATATGGTTTGGGCAGAGAAGCTTGCCAAGTCATACACAACTGCTAGAGACTGGTTAAACAAAGCCCGCCGTTGTGCTGCGCAGGATATTCAGGAGGGCAGTATGGATGATTTTATGAATAAGATGGGACTAGGTGACCCCGACCCATCTAATTACAGAACGGGGTTCGGTTC